GTAAAGATATTGAACTATGAACAAGTAATATTTGTAGATAAAATACAGGATGATATAGTATATAAGTTTGTAGGTAAAGTAGATAGTTATTTTATAACTAAAATAACAGAACCTATACTTAACTCTATAGTAGATAATAGAGATAGTGAGTATGAGCTAATAGGTAATAGCTTAGATATACAAGATACTATAATAAAAGTAACTACTAGTAATAGTAAGCTTATGAAAATAGCTAACTTAGATAGTAGTAAAGAACTATGCTATATAGATACTAAAGATGGTATAGTAGGTGTAGTAAGTATAGAAGAGTACAATAATTACATTAAGGCTAATAAGTATGAAAAGGTAGCTGGTATATTAGTACTAAACCATAACAACTTAAGTAGCTACTTTAAGAAACTAGGTAATATATATAGCATAGAGTTACCTAATGTAGGAACTAGTAGTAGTCTATCAGATGCTATGTTTCCTTATAAGATAGTAGCTGAATAATATAAACAATATAAGAGTAGTAGTACTGTGTAAACAGTACTACTACTCTATAGTAACCTTTTTTATTTTATAAGTCCATCTAGCTGCTCTAACGTAGGAAAATTACACATTTTAGACATGTACTGTACAGAGTTAGTTTTATTTATAAGGAGGTTGATGTTCTCTAGTTTAGCTTCTGTTTCAAAATCTAAACCTTCTACATCTAAGAGTTCTCTTATTGTACAATTACGGGACACATTTGCTGCCTGACAGACAGATGGATACGCACTCACCGACAAGGGCAATACCGTTATTACGGATAAGCGTAGACTATATCTTATACTCTCCTTATGAGAGCATCTCTCCATTTCCCTCTTACGAGGTATGCCAGTGCGTTCTAGCACTGATCTTACTAGTCGTTGAACGTTCCTAACTTACGTTAGGCTTCGCTGCTGATTGTCCATTGTTACATACTTAAGATTGTCACTACTAAGAGTACTTAAGTCTTTAGGAGTTTCCAGCAATTAGAAGAGTATTTTACTACTAATCACTTAGTAGGCAGACTCAATAGCGCGTTAGTTAATCTGCATCAAAAACATATTCTTTAATCATCTGGTCATGATCATTTTCGTAAAAATCCCCGATATGATTCAAACTGGATGGATAGATCTGGTCTATCTCTAACATTACTCTACTACTGTTATCTTATATTACTATAAGTGTCGGACTATATCTTATATTATACTACTATAATATCTTCCCATTTCCCCATTTAAGGTATGCTATAGTGTTCTAACTATAGTCTTACTAGTCTCTGAACCTTTCTATAGATATACTATAGACTTGGCTGCTGATTGTCCTTAGCTATAAGGATTTCCAGCAATTAAAGAAGTTTATACTGAACAGCAACGTGTATCCAGTTCCCTAAAGACTGTACTGCAGACTCATCGTCTTCATCGTCATCTTTAGTTATAGCAGGTCTACATGACATAACCTGACCATGCTCTAGATTAAAGAAAAACATATTCGTAATGATCTTCTTAGGACCACTATTAAATATACTATAATCTGCTATACCAGATAAAGCTCTTATCTTAATCTTCAGATCCTGTATTTCATTATCTAATGTTATCATAGCTAGTGTGTCCCACTGGTTATATATAACATATTCAAACGGTTTATTAGCTACCATATACTGGTGCCACTCTAAGTTAGTTAAGTTCTTAGTGTTAGGATCGTCAAAATGCAGTTTCTTAAACTTACTACCTAAGTTAGTCTCTATGATAGCATTTAAAGAATAACCACCTGGGTTAAGAGCTTGGCCTGATCTTACAAAGTTATAAGCTGACATAGCATCTATAAGAAAGAATGTAGCTGGTACTTCTACTGTATGCCATTGCTCCTGTGGAGCCATTGGTTTAACCTTACCAGAAGCAGTTACTTTCTGTGTTGTACCAGATTTCCATTTAAAATACTTATAATTATCCGGTAGTCTAGGATCTGAAAAGATTTCAGCTGGATCTACATTATACTGTTTAAGTCTATCTACTATATAAGGTATATCGAAACTTATATTCCATATAGCTAAGAAATCTGGTTGCCACTCATGCACTTTATTAATAGCATCTCTTATTACATCAAGTTCTGTTTTACATATCTTATATTCTAACTTGATAGTCTTAGCTACCTCTCTATCTGGAAAGTTCTTTCTAGCCATATCTTCTAATATCTTAGTTACAGCTACCTGATGCGGTAGAAATGATTCTAATATAGTAGTAAATATTCTATCTTCCATACAGACTGATATAAGTATGATTTCATCTGTAAGAGTATTAGTCTCAATATCTAATGCACATACTATATTAGGAGAACTGTAGTTAGGATACTTCTTAGTATACTTATACATTATTTCATCTGCAGCTCTTATATCTGTACCATACAGGTATGGATCATTAGCTATATCTCTCATAGCCTTACAACCTACGTACTTAGAACCTAACTTAGAAGCAGCTACTCTAGGTAGTTCTGATTGAGTACACGTATACCTATTTAGTTTACTTATATCTTCAGTCTCTTTCTTCTGTTTATGATTTTTATTAAACTCTTTAGTAACCCAAAATGAACGTTTATAGTTAGGCATAGGTCTTAAGTTACGTACTGAAGAACCATCTTCAAACGTTACTACCTCTTTTACATAGTGCATATCTTTTCTATCTATACGATCATCTTCAGGAACATAAGATACAAACTTACACTCCCTACCAACTATAGCACCTCTATCAGTAGGTAGTTTATTAAGCTCTTTAGTTACTTCATATTCCACTTATTACTCCTTTCTATACTTATCTAGTAATAGCTAGCTCTATTTATAAAAATTCTTGATTTTCTAGCTAGGAAATACATTTAAACATAAGGAGAATTATGTTACAATATGAAATTCTACAAGATGGTGCTAAACTAGACGAAGCTATAAAAGCTGAGAATGTAGTATTACCACTATCTAAGTTAGTAGGGCTAAGATTTAACGAAGATGGTAGTTTATTACTAGAGCAACCAGTATTAGATAATAAACTATCTAATATTATATTCGTTAAAGAGCAATACCCTAAAGACTATAACGAGAAGACATTACTATATAACATAATATTAAAACCTATAACCGTAGATAAAGAAGTTATAAGCTTTAAAGTTAAGATAGTAGAGTCTAAAGAGTATGGCGAAGTTATTACTTCTACTATAGTAGATACTGAAGTATACTATAAGTCTAATAAAGATGAATTCTATATAGACTTTACTGGTTTAGTATGCTATAGAGTTAATAACGACGATGTAGAGAATGAAGCTGAGGTACTAGATGATGTACAAGAGCTTTATAGAGAACCAAGAGTAGTTGCTTACCATAGTAAGTCTGAAAAGAATATACCTGGTTGGGAAACTGTATTAGCACACTTTGGTATAGAAGAAGAGCAATCTGTTCCAGTAGTACCTGGTAAACTAGAAGAGGAACCGATTAAAGAGCTAGTAAGTGACCCTGAGAAAGCACAACCAGTACAACCAGAAACTAAGGTAGTAAATAAAGTAGAAGCTAAAGAAGAACCTAAGAAGAAATCTAAGGTAATACCTATAGCTTGTATAGCTCTATTTGTTATTATAGTAGCTGGTATAGTAGTATATGAATATTATAACTAAAAAAGATATAGAGTAAGAGTACTATATGTACTCTTACTCTATTTAATATTTAGAATGCATATTTCTTTACATTACCTATACGTTTAATCCTAGCTTCATCTGTAACTTTACTTAGTAGATCTTGTAAGTTGAAAGCTACTATAGACTCTTCGTCTAGAGTATCATATAGGGATTTAGCTTTAGTAGCTAATTGTTGTTTTATATATGGATCTTCACATTTCTTCATACGGTCTAAGTATACTTCTAAAGTATCTTTAATACGTTGTTGTTTTATACGCTTATACTCTTCTACTGGACCACCATTTTCATCGCTTATAGCTATCTTAACAGATGACAATACTTTAGATGTATCTATGCCATAAGACTCTAGGTTTTTACCTTGTGTTAGTAGGTAATATGGCAAGAGATGAGCTATACATAAATCGTCATGTCCACCATTTGGATGGTCTATACGACCATTCTTTATAACAAGAGACTCTAGCTCTGTAATAAGCTCATTATCCCTTACTAAGTGTGCTGTATACTTAATAGAGCTATTAAATACAGTACCATATAGATTATCTCTAGAGTTCTTACCTACACCAGCTGTCCTATAACCGAATTCTCTTCTATACTTATTATAAATATCAGATAGACCAAATCCTCTACTTATACTATCCCATAGTTTAGCATACTCTTTATTAGTATCTCTTTCATCTGCTATATAGTTAAATATCCTAGTAAATGGATTATATCCTTTACTAATAAAGATCTGAGCTACAGTATCTATTATAGCTACTCCAGTAGATTTAGCTTCTGGTATGAACGTCATATTAGGATACTTTATAAGTAGGTTAGCTATAAAGTTAGATAACGTAAGTACGTTAGTCTCGTTTATAATAGCAGTACATAATACTTCTCCAGTAGATACATCTCTACCACATAAAGCAGTATAGTCATTACCTATCATTTCAGAACTATCCATACCTAGTACTACTTGTCTACCTGGTAAACCATTAACTACTTCAGCTTCATCTACATACCAGTTCATAACATAGCCTTCTGTAGAGATGTCTACATACTTCTTAGACATAAGAGAATCTCTTAACCTTATTAGGTTCTCTTTGGAAATAGGAGAAGCTGCTGAACCTTGTGACCATTTATTAAGAAAGTCAGCTTCAGCTCTATCTCCAGTAGCATTAGCTTCTAATATCCTTTCTTTTAACCATTCATCAGTTTTACCTAGTTGTCTATGGTTATACTCTATAAGTACTGATAAGTTACCACGTCTAGTATTTTTACGTATAGTATCGTTAAGTTCATCTTGATTAGGTAAATCTAAGAACTTTTCAGTCCACCTAGCACAACCATCGTAAATCCACTTAGCATATGCGCCCTCTTCTGTATTAATATAGCCTGGTGTCGTAGTATAGGTATTATAGTAGTGCGAACCAGAGTTCTTAGCGTTCTCTCTAGCAGCACCAGTAGCAGCTAAGGCTGTCTCTAGAGATTCTTTTACATGTGGTATAAAAGCTAACTCATCTACCTGTAATATAGCAACAGTAAGACCACGACCTACCTTCATAGCTCCTGCTAATGTATTCTGCCCAACTACTGTATCTAATCTATTCTTAAGAGAGTTTATAGTAATATTCTCTGTATTGTTACTATCTGATTTATCTCTAGTATTGATATACCACGGTAGTAGGTCGAATATAGATTTAAGTCTCTCTATATTCGATACACGTAGTCCATTATCTTTAGTAAATAGTACCATCTTAATGTTAGTACCACCTGCTATAAGCATATAGGTATTACAACTATCCGCAACAACAGATTTACCAGTTTGTCTAGGCATGATAATCATAGTAGTCAAATGGTTAAAACAACACCATAAGTAAGCTATATTAGCTCTATTAGCTATAAAAGATATACCTGCTAGTGTACCAGAAGTTGGTATCCTTATAATCTCTCTAAAGAAATACCATGGGTTTTCAGATACTTCAGTAACTATAGCATAACGTTGGTCTGTAGTAAGGTTAGGATCGAATGGATCTACACCTTGTAAATCTGGGTTATGTAAAGCTAATAGAAAAGCATGGTTCTCTACACCCATAGCTTTATAGATTTGAGCTACACGTATAAAACTTTTATTAGTAGTTTTAGTATCCACTATGGCTTTTGGATATTTATTCCAATCTGATAATCTTAATATCATAGTTATATTCCTTATATTTAATCATCAGTTCAACTTAGAGTCTGTTTTATTATAGAATAGCTCTATAGACTGATTTAAAATTTAATTTAAAAGGATTTTACGTATGTTGGTAAAAGAAGACTTAGAGAGAGTAAATAAGTTTACTAAAAGATTTAAAAGTTGGAATAAGATAATCTATATATGTTATCCTGGTCTTATAACAGAAGAGCTTAAGAGTATGATAAGAACTTCTTATAATAGAGAAGATCTTACTATAGATGCTTTTACACCTAGAGACTTTCCAGAACTCTATATAAGAGATAAAGAAGATAATGAATATATTATACGTGGTTATCAAGAGCAGTACTATAAAGCTATAGATCTTAACTTATTAGTATCTAATGCTGAAGTAATACTAGTAGAGTGGATACCTGGTCTACAAGAGCATATTTATAGTAATAACTATAAAGGCACTAAGATAGTACAGGTTATGCCTAAACCTAAAGCAGGTGCTTTCTATATGCATTACTTATTAGAACATAAAGCATATGATGCTATTAATATGGTAGCTGAAAATTATGATAAGTGGCATAAGTCTATGCGAGATGAAATAGATATTAGAGATAAAGTTCATAACGAAGAGTATGAACGGCTCTATGTAGATTTAAATAGAAGTACTACAGAATGAAAAAAGATATAAACTATTTAGTATTAACAGATATACACTTAGGACATCCTAGAAACCATACTGATAATATTATATTCAATTTAGAAAGATTCTTTATAACCTATCATAAAGAGCTAGTAAAACTAGATATACTATTTATAGCAGGTGATATATTCGATAGACTACTATCTAGTAGATCTATAGAGTATAGACACATTATGACATGGTTATCTAATACACTGCTATGGTGTAGAGATAATAACATTAAACTAAGGATACTATATGGTACTCCTAGCCATGATAATGATCAAGTAGCTAGTTTTACAGATGTAGCTAGTAAACTAGCTCCAGATGCTGACTATAAATATATAAACACACTCTATATAGAGCATATGGTAGATTTAGATATAAATATACTATATGTACCAGATGAGTTTAGACATAAAGCTTCTGATACCTATTTAGAAGTATGTAAGTTACTTAAAGAGAATAAACTAGCAGAAGTAGATATAGCTATAATGCATGGTTGTTTTAGCTACCAGATGCCTATACTTAAAGATATGGATTTTGTACATAAAGAATCAGATTACTTAGATATAGTAAAGCACTATATAGCTATAGGTCATATACATACATCATCTGTATATGAACGTATAGTAGCTCCAGGTAGTTTCGATAGGTTAGCACATGGTGAAGAAGAGAAGAAAGGTGCTATATTATTTCATCTAGGTAAAGACGGTAATGATAGCTTTAAATTCCTAGAGAATAGTAAAGCATTACCATTTCTAACATATAGCTATAGTAATGAAACTGAAACAGAGATACTTAAAGATCTTAAGAAGAAAGTAGCTAGGTTACCTAATGGCTCTAATATAAGAGTAGAATTAAGAAATGATACTGAATTACTTAAGAATCTAAAGTCTATAGTAGATATATACCCTAACTTAGTATTTAAGTTTAAAACTAATACTGAAGTTATTAAGAAGATAGATATACTAGAGACTGTAGAGAATAAAGCTTTTGCTATAACTAAAGATAATATAGTAAAGCTTATGGAAGATGAGTTAGATTTAAATAAAGAAGAAAAAGAAATATTCAATAAGGAGTTAGAAGATGCAATTTCAAGTCTTTAACATGAACGTCTATAAGTTGATAGCTATTATGGTATTTATAATAGCATCTATTTTAACCATGATCAGTATAGTAGTATGCTGGGATGGTATAAATGCTACTATTAGTTTCGATAGAGCTGTTTCAGCATTGATCAAATGTTCGTTATTTATAGGTGCTATATGGGTAATAGCACTAAGTATAGTATGCGTAGCAGGCTACTATGATAACATATGTAAGCTAAATAAGGCTACTAAAGAACTGGAGAATGAAATGGCAGAGATAAAGAAACTTATAGATAACAAGCCTAGTTTAAAAGATTATAGTAAATATATAGAAGGTGTACTAAATAATGTTAGTAAGGATGATAGACCTACTGATGTTGATGAAAATACAGCTACTAAAGTTAATATAGATACTAATAACAGCAAGTAGGTATAAGTTATTAGATCTAGTAATAGCACTTTGACACCTGGATTATATTAGGTGTCAAAGTGACTGAAAACAGTTATATATTATATATATAGAAGTAAGATTAGGAGTATTTCCTAATCTTACTTCTATATTAAACCAAAGGAGCTACATGTATAATAAAGATAATGTTATACTATTAGTTAACAAGGTTAAAAATAAAGCAGTAACTAGAAATCGACTAGTTACTGCTCAGGTGCTTAATAAAGTTCAGGCTGAGGTCAGAAACTTAGACACTAGAACTTATCAAGCTAAAATTTATCTATCGAATGTAGTACCTAAAATACATTCATTAGATAATGACCTGAACTATTTATAGTCAGAGTTGCAGTAAGCTTTAAAGCTTACTGCTTATATATAAATGCTAAAATAAATTAACGTAAGGAGCATAAAATGCAAAGTACAGAGTTTTTCTTAAATGGATACAGAGTAAATGGTGGAGATGTGTTAAGCTTCTCAATTACTAACAAGATGGCTATGGAAGCTATCGAGTTACAAAAGAGTCTAAATGGTAAAGATATGATCGCTAGGATACAAGTAGAGGATCATACTTGGTTTATACTAGTAGATTCTATCACCACTTCCCCTATTGAAGATCTTAGCGCAATAGAAGAAGAGGATGAAGTAGTTGAGATAATGGTAGGTAATAGAGATGATTACTTACCGGGTTGGAACAGTCTAGTAGAAGCTAGAATTAAAGAACAAGAAAAAAGGGATGCAGTCCGTGGTGTATGGGACAGAATAAACTTAGAAACGGATGTTGTACCGTATCTAAGAGGTTACTTCCATACGGATGATATGACAACTACAAGTGGTAAGAGGGTTTCTGGTCGGCCATTTATTAGATATAGATTAAACGTAGTAGGCGATTTTGTATTTACATATACAAGCACATTTGTAGAGACTGAGTTTCTAGTAAACCCAGAGTACCACGACTTTAGTAAACTTTCTAGCATACTAGAGAGTTGGGCTGCGGTTGAAAATTTGCAGTATAATCTAGAGGAGGCTAATAAACGTTTAGCACCATGCGGCGCACGTTTATATGGCTCATATGGTATACTAGACAATACATTAAGACTAAAAGTAGAAGACACACAGTACAGTACTGATTGTGGCTTTGAAAATAGAATCTTTGTAAAATACGGTAACAAAGTAGACGCTTATATTTGTAACCGTCTACTAAACCTAAGTGGTCTAGAAGAGATAATAACTAGTCTAGCTGAAAAGCTAAATACTAACATACCTCCTCTGGTAGAGGTACTTAAATAACAACTATAGACAGATACCTATATGGTATCTGTCTATAGCATATCTTTATTTTTTTATATTAACCTATCTAGTTTCTGTAGTATTGCTTTATGTACTGTAACACCAGCATCTAGTAATCTTACTATAGCTCCTATGTTAGTTACTATAGCAGCTGAGTCTTGTAGTAATGGACCCATCTCTTTAGCTCTTACTGTGCTTATAGTAAAGTCTTTAGATTGTACTCTATTATAAAGTTCTTTAGCTCTAGCTGCTAATGATTCTGCTTTATTAAACACTTGTTGTACATTCTCTAGCTCTTTAGCTACTATCATATCTTTAAAACTATTATGTATAACCTCTACAGAGCTAAAGTTAGGTATAACATCTTTAAGCTCTCTATTATCCATAAGTGTTCTACCATCTATAACATCTGTTAGATATTTAGTAGTACTATCTTTATAACTACTTAGTTTACCTAGTAGTTCTTTATTAGGTATTACAGAAGTAGCATACTCTTCATCTCCTAATAGTTTAGCTAGGAATGTATCTGCTTCTTCTAGGTACGGTAAACCATTATCGTATATACCAGATACATTTGATTTTAATCCAGTCACTAGTGTATATAAGTCAGATTTAACACCAGGTATCCAAGGTACTATAATGCTAGATACAGCATCATATTTATCTTGTTTACTACCTATAGTCTTTACTAGCTTATCATAGCTTTGTAAATCTTTATATAGTTTACTAGACTCTTTAGAGATCTCTTTAGTATCATTCTTACTATTAAGACCAAACACACCTCTGATAGCATCTATTTTCTTCTTAAAGAAGTTAGAAGCATCTACTAGAAAGCTACCAAAACCTTCTTGATTAGCTGTTAGTTGCTCTATAGCATATTTCATATCAGGGGTTAACTCTTTAGATATTTTATATGTTTTATAAATATTTTTCATCAGAGGTTCCTTATCTAATGTATGTTGAAAATCAGGTATCTAAGCTTTAGGTAGGATACTTTTTATAAAAACTTAATAAACATTGAAGTATAAAAAATGATATATTAAAGGAGTTTAATAAAATAATTATGGCTGGAATGTTTAATTTTGCTATGGATAATAGAGCTAAACCAAAAATATATATACCAGTAGGTTGTCTAATGGATATACCAACAGCTTCTATCATAACAGGAGCTAAAGGTGAGACACTCTTTAATGGTGGATTAGGACAAGTAGTTGGTGTAGTAGGTGCTGGTAATAACTTTAAAAGTACTCTTATACACTATATGACTCTATCAGCTGCTAGTAAGATAGCAGAAGCTACTAAAACTTATATATTAACATATGATACTGAAGTTAATATAAGCTTCGATAGACTAGAGCACTTTGCAGCTCAATTCCCTTCTCTAGGAGAAGGTACTATACAAGGTAATGATCCTATATGGACTATTATGGATAAATCTTCTTTACCTGCTAATGAATGGGGAGATAAACTATTCGAGTATATGGAAGAGAAACAAAAAGATAAGAAAGACTATGTTACTATAGAGTGCATATTAGATCCATATACACATAAGCCTATGTCTATACCTAGACCTACATTTGTAGAGATAGATAGTTTTACAGAGTTTGAAGCAGCTTCAGTTGCTGAGATGCTATCTGGAGATCTTGATTCTAAAGATACTAATACTTACGCTATGAAACAAGGTAACTTTAAAACTAAGTTCTTAAGTCAACTACCAGGTAGATGTCCTGCATCTAGTACCTATATTACACTAACAGCTCATACCGGAGACAAGGTTAATATGGGTATGCAACCTTGGGAAGAACCTTCTAAGAAGTTACAGTTTCTTAAAACAGGCGATAGTATTAAATCAGTAGGTAGTAAGTTTAGTTTTCTTACTAACATAGCTTATCAAGCACATACTGGTAGCTTATTCTATAACCAAGGTACTAAAGGTCCAGAGTATCCTAAAGACCCTAATGACATTACTAAAGCAGATCTTAATAAAGTTACATTAACTACGTTAAGATCTAAATCAGGTCCATCTGGCGGTAATATAGAAGTACTTATTTCACAATCTGAAGGTGTACTACCTTCATTAACAGAGTTTCACTTCTTAAGACAGAATAAATCAGGTACACCTGGATTCGGTATAACTGGTTCTGATAGAAGCTATGCTTTAGATATATATCCAGAAGTATCACTATCTAGAACTACTGTAAGATCTAAATTAGATACTGATCCTAAACTTAGAAGAGCTGTTAATATAACAGCTGAGTTATTACAACTAGCTACATACCATAGAATGGTTATAGAGAGTGGCCTTATGTGTACTCCAGCTGAACTCTATGAAGATATTAAGAAACTAGGTTATGATTGGAATATCCTATTAGATACTAGAGGATATTGGACACTTAACCAATATTCACATCCAGTACCATATCTTAATACTGTAGATCTTTTAAAGATGAGAAAAGAGTTATATAGACCATGGTGGTATGATGCTAGAGTGAAAGAGTTATCTAAGACTAGTGAGAATACTAATACTAAGAAAAAGGAGAAGTAACTTATGAATCAGTATGATGTAGAGTTTAAGAATACTTTAACGTACGAAACTATGACGCATACTGTGGAAACTGACAATATACCAGATGCTTGTAATATTGCTACTAAGCGTCTTAAGAAAACCGAAAGAAATAAATACACTATAACTAAAGTGGAGTTAATAGATAAGTTTGTTATACTATGTACTCCACTCTTTAAGACTAAGGATCTGCTATGCTAGAAAATAACATATCCACTTCAGCTGCTAATATAGTAACCGATGTAGCAGATGTTGAGATAGAACATAAAGAACCTGTGAATTGGTTCAAAAGGCAAGATAACGATATAGACTTAGTAGCACATGTTGCTAAGATAATAGAAACTAGAGTATCTACAGAAGCTAAAGATTACTTTCTGAAGAATCCTATAGTAGCATTGTGTGCTAATACACACTCTCTAGTACAACGTGTGAATCTTAATAGATTCTTTATACAGATACTATTAAGAGCTAGAAGCTATTTAGAGCTAGAGAATGTTGAAATGGTATTCGCTGCTATAGATATGTCTGGTAAACACGATAAATGGATAGAGAAGATAGAAGAGGTTGTAGTACCTTACTTAGCTGCTAATAAAGTATTTGAACTATTCTTAGAAGCAGAGAAGGAAGCTAAAGCTACTCTAGTAGAAAGTAAATAGATTTAATATATATGATCTTTTTGTAACGTTATTGGCTAGACTTGAAATATAGTCTAGCCGATCCTTTTTTATGTATACAATATATCAAGATCGATGATTTTTCTAATAAGAGTTAAAGGTAATACTAGATATGAATGCAAAACGTAAAGCTGTACAAGATTATATAATAAAGTATGTAGGTGCTATAGTAGCTGGTAATGAGAATACTAAACTATATCAAGATCTATTCGATAGAATGACAGATGAAGAGTTTGATAGGTTTATGGTAGGTATGAAAGAAGGTAAGATACATATCTCTATAGTAGTACCTAATGATGGTAAAACTAGAGTATCTGTAGAGAATAACTTTAAAGTAGCTAAACAGTTAGGACATGAGTTCTTTCAAAGAGTTAAGGTAACTAACCATCCAGACTATCCAGATCACATGTTACCTATAAAAGCTTTAACTATGATACTACCTATAAGAAGAGCACAACAACTATTATCTAAAAAGATAAGTATACCAGAACACAGCATGACTACAGATGTATTAACTGGTCAGGTTGCTGGTAAATCTAGATCTAGTAAGCTAACCTATCCAGAACAACAGATGCTTATAGCTATGGATATGAAAGATACTGCTACTGAAATGGTTAGAATACGTGGTGGTGACCTTAAAGCACAATCTGAATATGTAAGACAGTTAGCTAATAATGGTGAAGTTTCCCAGAAGGATATACTAGATGTAGCTAACTTAGTTAGTAATGGTGGAGTAGTATCTACTAGAACACTTAAGTATTACTTACAAGGTATGCATATTAAAAATACACTATAAACTATTAAGAAGAGTAAGAGAGTATAAACTCTCTTACTCTTCTATATTTAAGAATTTTAACCAAGGATAGTCTGTACCGTACTTAGATAGTATCTCTTCTTTAGCTGGTGTAGTAGATATACCTGTAACTAGGTTATTACCTACATTAACTAATTCTAATTTACCTATCTCCCAGTATCCTAAGTAATCTTTTACTTTATCTAATAGTTCTTGATAAGTAGCAGATGGAGTTAATAGTAGTTTATTAAACTCTGGTGCTAATTCATATCTAGGTATATTACCAATATCAGTATGTTCACCTAGCTCTGCTTTAAACTCTTCATAACTATAGCTTCTATCAAATACTCCATAGTTAACACATGGTCTATCATAGTCTCTATCTACCTCTACTATAACTAACTTATTAGCTTCAGATTCATCTGTAGATTCTATCATATCTATATAGAGTATAGGACAGTTAGCTAGTATAGCTAAACTCTCTTTATTATTACCTAATCTAGGATACTCATAATCTGTAAATCTAATATCAGATTGTAACTTATAATACCTATGGTTAATCATTATCCATTTATATTGGTTACTTATAGTATCTGTATCCTTATAAGCTAATATCTTAACTAAATGATCACGTAGTGTAAATCGTTTATGATAAGGTATATTAGTCTCTAAGAATGATCTAGAGTTAAATATATAGAGTTTATAGTTATCTCTTATCCAATGTGATGTACGTAATATACGTTTATCGTTATTCTTAACACCAGATGGTGAAGAATAATGTCTTAAGAAGTAACCTAATATACTATTCATAGTGTCATTTTCATTTAGAGTAGGTTGACCACCACTAAGACCAGTTAAACTAGATTCTACTCTACTACCTGCAGAGTGTTTATAGTTTGGTTTAGCAGATGCATTAGGTTCTATAGGATAGAAACCATCTTCTAAGCTAGATGTAGCTCGTATACTACCTGGTAACTGTAAGTTATCTTTCAAGTTAGCATAGACTGTTATTACTTTATCTTTAGATACTTTAGAAGGTAATACAATAGTTTCACCATGTACTACATTAGGTACTGTTTTAACTACAGGACACATAGCTACTTGATCAAATGTTATCTTATTAGCATCTGGTATACTAGTACAATCATAAACATCCATATTACCATCGCTATCTATAAGACCTAAGTACATAAGATATGAATACGTGTTACCTTTCTTAGTAGTAACTACATAAGGTAGCATAGCTAAACCTATAGCATCTTCTCTACCTATAGGATCTATATCCATAGCTCTACCACGTGCTCCAATAAGCACTCCAGTCTTATTAGTAACCATTTCTGGTGCATTATTAGCAACTTCTTTATTAACATAAGTAAGTAGTTCATTAGGATTATTTTTACCATTAGCAAATGCCATAAGTCCTATCTTAACATATTTAGTATTATATACAAAATCTGTTATATCCATTACCTTATACTTATTATTAAAATCATAAGTAGCTTCATTAGCAAAGCTTATATGTTTCTCTAACATATCACCAGTAGCTTCTTCTACGAACTTAAGTTTACCTTTAACCTCTTTAGTAGCTTCTACTTTGTTATTCATCTCAGTAGCTTCTGTAGATAGCATATGTTCTACTTCTTCTACTGGAGTAAGATCTATACCTACAGTGGATAGAAAATCTGTAGATTTAAAGTTAGCATCCCAGAATGATGGTAATGTATTAAATCCATATGCAGTTACATTCTCTAACCATGGGCCATCTTTTACTATAAGTTCTCCGTAAGCTTTCTTATACTCTACTATAGCAGATTTAAGATTAATAGTGTTACTATGTGGAGCTATAGAGCTATCTATAGAACCTCCATCTAGTTCTGTTATTTCATTCTCTAGTGCATCTAGTTCAGCTTGTTTAACAGTAAGCCAATCATTGTACCATCTGTAGTCATCTAGTCTGAATGAAGGTATAGTTTCAAAGTCTGCAGAGTAACCATATGTGTAACCATCTTTCCTAAGTTCAGAATCTTTTATTACCATATGTCCAGATATAGGTTTTAGTTTATTTATAACCATCTTAGCTCTAAGCTCTATAATATTAACATTAAGGTAATATGGGTTATCCCAAGCATAAGCTTTAAGTCTAGCTATATCATACTCTAAACCATCTAGCTCTAAACCATATGTTAATACAAAACCATTCTTAGTAACTAATACTGTAGGGTTATTATAATAGACTGTAATATCGTCTATAACACCTGCAGATCCCATAGCTTGTAAGCTATAAGAAGTTAGTTTCTTAATGATTCTTCTATACTTGTCCATATTTTGAAGTAGTACATCTTCTTGATCTAACTCTACACCTGTAAATGTTTTTATCATAGCTTTCATAGTAGCTACTATATCTGTATATTGGTTAATAGGGAATACTATACCATTCTGTTTAAGTAGTTGGTCTATAGTATACTCTTTACCATCATCACTTAGCGGAAAACTATCTGTTTTAGTAATACTACCGAATACTCTTTTAATAGCATCTGAAGTAAAGAAGTTCTGTACGTTACTAGCCATTACCCAAGCTATCTTACTAAGATCTATAGCATTATTAATAAAATCTTTAAATATATTTACAGTAGTAAATAACTCTGGTTCAGTAGGTAGATTCTCTTTAATAGCTTCTAGTACTGGTTTAGATACACCATCGTTTATGATAGCGGTATCTATTAGTTTCTGAAAGTTATCTTTATCAAAATCACATACTCTATTATAAGTTATTTTACTTATCTTAAGATCTAGGTTATTACTAGCATATAGCATAAGCTTAATAAGCATTAGTAAACCTATCTTAGGAGTTACTGTATAGATCTTATTCTCAGTATCTACATAATCAATCTCTGCATTACCAAAAGTAGTTTTATCTTGATCTGTATAGATATTACCATCATATTGTACTTTAAGCTTATAGAGTTTATCTTTATGTAAAGCATAAGCCCAATAGTCCATAACTAAAGAGAATAGATCTAATCCTGTTTTCTTAAGTAAGTTAGAACGATCTATATCTAATATCTTAGTCTTCTGTACTGCTAAGATATTCTTATCAGTTTCTTCTTTAGTAACTTTCTCTATATACTTTTGGAATACTGGAGGCATATTCTTATTTACATCATCTAGACCAGTAAGCTCTCTAGAAGTCATACTTATTACAGACTCTTCAGATCCATTATTAGTAAGATAATAGTTATTAAGCTGTTTAGTTACTAATGTAGCTGAATCTCTAACGTAAGAAGGATTAGAAACATCAGTTTTATTATCGTGGAACTTAGGATCTGGTCTATTTAACGTATACTCTCCAATACCTACATAGTTCATCGCGAATAACTTATTATAGACTTTCTTAAAGGTAGACTCTTTACCTACGTTATGCATCATAGAGTCTAAGTTCTTATATAGCCAGAATAGAGATCTTTTATTAAGTATATTAACATCATCCCATAGGTCCATTCTAGATCTAAAGAAATGCTCTAAGTGGAAACTATGTACTTGAAAAGTACCTATCTTCTCTAATCTTAAGTTAAATATCTTAGCGTATATAGCAGCATATAGATAACCCATAAGAGAAGCTACATATAGTTCATCTACTATAGTATATGGTTTTACATGGTATCTAGATAACATAGACTTAATATACTTCTCTAGTTCTTCTATTAAGTAATATTCATTCTCTTCTACTAGATCTTTATTATAAGCTAGTATAGTACCCTCTTTAGCTTCTATAGCTCTATCTATATCTACTGGAAACATGCAACCGTGTATATAACGTTGGTATTCTGGATAGGTGTTCATAAAGTTAGTATAGAACTTGTCCATTTTACATAGTTCTATCTTAGTCATAGGGTATATGTCTAATAGTTCTTTAGTAAGTACCTCTTCTCTTTCAGTTTCTATAACACGTATCTTAATAGGTTTATCTAGTGGATGCATTTTACCAGCTATATTAAGATAATACTTCCAAGTTTTAATATTTGCTCTAGTTGGTTTATGCTTACCTGGATCGTAACCAATAGTATTTTCAACACCTATATTTACTACCATAGGAAGCTCGTTTACCTTAATTACAAGGCTATTCGTGAGCTGCCTGATGTTAGCCATATAGCGATCTATGGTATACATCTTGAAGCCTCCTTTTTGTTTTTTATTTACTCATTGTAGAAAGGATATAATTATGGCAGATGATAAATTAATACAACCAAATATTCCAAACATAATAAATACTGCCCCACAAGTAGCTGCTGCTTTAAGCAAGCTAAATACAGGGCAATCAGCCAACAGACGTCCTTACACAGCTTATAACCAAGAAGCTGTAGTAAGATCTATCGCTAATAAGATACGTAATAATGAATCTATACTTAAACTATTACCAGATCTAAAGATATGTATACAGATTATGACATCTAGTATTATAGATCCAAATAGCATGGTTACTAGTGGATTTAACTATCAAGCACCTAGTCTTAACTTAGCTACTTCTGTTAAGTCTAGTATAATTAATACTATAAAAGAATACATAGAGAGAAACTTTCACTTAGAAGATAAACTACAAACTATACTAGAAGAAGCTCTGTTTACTAAAGGTGCTTATGTAGAAGCTATCATACCAGAAGCTTCTGTAGATAGACTCATTAACTATTCTGGTGGCTATAATGGAGTAAATAATAACTTTCAATATGTAGATAATGAAGGTAGTAGAATCAATTCAGAAGCTCTTATGTTAGCATTTAGTAAGAATAATACTAAACCTATCTATAGTGTAAATGGAGAATCCTTAAAGAGAGAGTATGGTGTAGTATCTACAGATGCTAAAACAGATATAGGTAAGAAGACATTTACATTCTCAGAAGCTAATCTTAACTTAGAGATTACATCAGATTACTCTATACTTAGATCTGGTAAGAACATAAGAGATAACCTTACTGGAGATAGTAAAAAAGATAAATACACTATGAACCTAGAAGATGAGCTAGGTAATGATAAGATAGAGTATCTTAATAGTTTATTTAGAAATAATGCTGGTAGTAAACCATCTGAAATGGAGTTTGTATTAAAAGAAGATGAGACTTTTAGAGAGTCTGTAGATACTCCATTAGTAATGAAACTACCTGTAGAATCGGTAATACCTATATACGCTATAGGAGAGCCAGAGAGACACGTAGGTTACTTCGTAGTGTTAGATCAATATGGTAATCCTATTAACCTAGTAGAAGCATTAGAAGACTATGATCTTATGGCAGCTTGTGGTAATACTCAAAATCCTGTAGGTAGTGGTGATATTAAAACTAATATTATTAATAAAGCTAGATTAGGACTATTCGGTGGTTTAGCAGATGTAACTGGTTTAGAAGGTATGGAACAACTATATAACGATATAGTAGACCATATGATCAAATCTAGATTACGTAATGGACATCTAGATGAGTTAGTAGATGTAAAAGAGAGTGCTGATATATATAGAGTTATGCTAGCTAGAGCATTACAGTCTAAAGGTACTAAACTACTATATATGCCAGTAGAGCTAGTACAATACTATGCTTTTGATTATAGAAAGAATGGTACTGGTAAATCACTACTAGAAGATCTATTAGTATTAGCATCTATGGCTGGTATGCTACTATATGCTAATGTTAAATCTAGTATACAAAATATGATACCAGTTACTGATATTACACTAGAGCTAGATGAAGATGATACTAACCCTATGGTAAGTGCTGAAAAGTATATGTCAGAAGTATTGCGTACTAATAACGTAGGTTTTCCTTTAGGTACTACAGAACATACTTCATTACACAACTGGATAATAAGACAAGGTTATACTCTTAAAGTAGTATCTCCATATCTACCTAAGATGGATGTAACTAGAGATACTAGAACTGGCATAGGTGGCGATGTTATAGACTTTGGTAATGAAACTTATACTAACATAATGAATATGATATTAAAATCATTAGGTATATCTCCAGAGCTTATAGAGCAAGGTCTTAAAGAAGATTTTGCAGCTACTGTAGTACTTAAGAATAAACTATTAGCAAAACGTATAATAAGATTACAAGATAAGTTTATGTTAATGCTTAGTAAACATGTACGTAAATACTTAACTAATGATCCACTATTAAAACAAGAAGTACTAGATACTATAAAAGCTAATAAAGAGGTTATAAATAAACATCTTAAAGCAGAAACAGCTGAAGATGCTGATGTTAGCTTATCTAAAGTAAAAGCTTCTGATATGGCAGAGTACATTTACGATGTATTTAGAACAGAGTTAGAAGTAGTATTACCATATCCAGAGTTTGGTAACGATGATGAGAAAGCACAAGCATTCGATGGATTTAAAACTAGACTAGACTCTGCGGCAGATGCACTATACTCTCCAGAGCTATTAGATACATACTTTATAGGTGGAGCTGGTGGTGATGCTGATAAAATTAAAGGTATTATAAAAGCTGGTGTTCTTAAGAAATGGCTACAGAATAACAACTATATGCCAGAGTTATTCGAATGGTATGTAAAACAAGATGATGGACATCTATTGTATCCATTCCTAGATGAGAATGCTGATATGTCACAATCTGTAGTAGAAGCGTTTATAGAGTATGCTAAGAGACGTGGCAAAGATGTTAAAAAACTATCTGAATCTTATCAAAAACAAGTTATAGATAAATTCGGAGATATGGGTTCTGGATCTGACTACGGAGGTTATGATAGTAGCTCTGATATGGGATCTGAAGAAGGTTCTGAAGGTGATGATATGGATATGGGTATGGAAGATGATATGGATATGGGAGATGATTCTAGCTCTGAGGAGTCTACAGAAGAGACAACTGAAGAGACTACAGAGTCTACAGAAGAATCTACATCTACATCTGAAGAGTCTGGTAGTTCTACTGAGGGTCAGCCAGCTGAATAATAAATAGTCTGATAATGTTTGTGTTTATTAGATTATAAGTTAAGCAGTGTAGCACAGAGAACTGATCTTTTTCATTTACACTCCTAAATAAAATGAATTATAGCAACTAGAGTATGTACGAGACATACTCTAGTTGTTTTTTTATAGTTTGCAGTTAGTGTAATCTGGTTCGTATCTATCTGTTTGTGTTTTATCTTTTACAAACTTACTAATAGTACTATCCCAATGTCCTTTTCTAGTATGTATAGCTTTCATAACTTCTTCTAAACATTTAGCATAGTCATAGTTAAGTAAAGTTATACTAGATTTAATATTGATTATAATACCATTTAGGTATTCTGTAAAGCTATCTATATGCTCTTGTTTTATATTAGGCATAGTGATAGCTATAGAAGCTCTAATACCTTCTAGTAATAGAGATATTAAAGATTTCTTATATAGAGCTAAATCTTCATTAGTCATTACAGATAGCTTCTTATGTTTCTCTTCTATCTCTTTAACTATCTCAGGATCTAAAATAGGATCTATATTTATACCTTCTATAGCATTAGCTAGAAATACATTATAATCTAGCATAGCATCTATAATATCTACTAACTCAGTAGCTCTACTAAGTTCAGTAACCTCCTCTAAGAGGTTACTTGTTAATCCTGGTAGTTGAGACTCTAGTGTTATAGAACGTTCTTCTCTCCATTTAGCTAATTCTTCTTTAAAATTCATTATTTACCTTTCTTAGTGTTAAACAATACTAGACTACTAAATAAGTTATGATATATACCATAACTACCTATAGAGTCTGCAAATATAAATGTATAGTAACTGAATGCTGCTGGTCCATCTTGTTGGAACATTACATATACTTTAGGATCAAAACTCTCCATAGACTTAAGAGTATTACGATCTGGTAGATCTATACCTAATATAAGTTTATTATTAAGAGCATGCTCTTTAGAGTCTAGTTCAAAACCTTTTAATGGTATATCTTTAGTACCAGAAGCTAATGTACAAATATTCTTCTTACCACTAGCTGTATATATTCTACTAGTAATATCAAAATACCATCTACCTTTAGTACCATTCTTATGTGTATTAACTTCTTCTCTAGCTCTCTCTAGTATAGAGATTAAAGAAGTTGTTTTATCATATACTCTCTTAGCTAGTCCAGCTGGTTTAATAGGATATATCATAGTGTCTCTAGACATAACAGATAAGTTACCACCTTTATCTGGTACTAGAGCATCTTTACCTAAACCACTAAAGAATCTCTTATACTCTGGTTTATAGAACTTATCTAGATCTAATGTATATACTAGCATAGGATATTCTGTAAATGTCTTCTGGTATGACATAATAACATCTACTATGTCAGTAGGCACTTCATTCAGTCTTACCATACCATATAGAGGTTCTCCAGAACGTTTACCTATATCTATAGAACCATAGTCCATAATAGTAAAGTAAGCACTATCTGGTTTAATGTTATTATCAGTATTATGTATAAAGAATAGTTGTCTAAATCTTAAGAATGGATGTCTAGTTATATTAGGTTTCCAATAACGTTCTGTATTCCATACTACGTTATTTACTAAGTTACCATCTTTAGAGTTCTTTCTAGCTGTTACAGCTAGCATATCTGCTATTTCATTACCAATATTACCAGAGTGACCAGCTACTTTCTCAAATACTATATGTGGATTATTAAGCTCTTTAAGTTTAGAGTATACATATGGTATAAGCTCTGTAATATGTTGTTTAGTAGACTCTGCTATAGAACCATACTTCTTATCAACTTCTTCTCTAAGCTTAGTTTGATCTAATGTTAACCAATCTGGATTCTCTTTAATATGTTTCATAACTCTAGTATATATAATAAGAGCTACTTGACTATCTGATAATATAGTAAGCTGTTTAAGTGGCAGTTCATTAACTACCATATACTTAGTAACTTCTTCTAATGCTATCTTGATAGCTTGTGTCTCTGCTTCGTTACTAGAACCTATAGCTATACCATCTGAATAGTGACCATCTAGGTAACCTATTGGATTTACCTTAAGGTGTTCTATATTAGAATAACCAGACATATTATCAGGTCCTAAGTAACCTACCTTAGAAGGAAAACCATCTTTAGGTACGTCTCCAGAACGTTTTACTTCAGCTTCATCATCGTAGTAGTAACCATGATAGCCCATACCTATATAACCTGGTACAGTTGGTCCAGCTGAACCATCTGTATATAAGAACATATGTATCTTCATCTTTATAAACTCCATATCTATATTTTATGTTAATCTAGTAACTTCTTGTATTCTCTAATAAAGTACCTTTGCGTGATCTTAAGTATATATTATATTAGAAAGGAATATTAAACACTATGGAAAGCAATAATAGCATATATACAGAAGTAGAACAAGAACTACTTGATAGAACACTTAATTATCGACTTAGTATCATGGGGGAAATATTTAAAGAAGGTGCTCCAAAGAGAGCTGGAGATATAAGAGTAGCTAATGAAGTACTTAACTCTATAGACACTGCTATAGATAAAGCAGCTAACACTAGACTTAAACAGACTGCTGTTAAGAATGAAGCTGAGATTAAAGCTACTATTACAGGTATATTAAGAGAACAAGCTAATAAGAGGGCACAACAAGCTCTCCGTGGTACTGAGACCAAAGATGTTCAATTACAAGACGACGATATAAACCTAAGTAGACCTGATTTTGTACCAGGTGAGATTAGTTTAGAGCAACCAGAGCTAACTATGGAAGCTATACTAGGAGAAGAAGATGATCAAAAGTAGCCAACTTACCATATATGGTTTAACACTAATAAATGCTATGTTAGCTAATAGGTACTATAAAGTACATAAGAATACTACTCTAAATGAAAAGTTCTCTGTTATGCCGGGTGATCATACACCTACTGGCACTATAGAGCAACCTGTGTTTCCTAGAGTTAAGTATTTTGTACTAGGTGTAGGTGGTAATATTATAATAGATAATGTAAATGCTTATAAGTATAGCCCACACTCTGTACTAGATGCAGCACTATTTAACCATATACCTTTTATAATAAGAGAAGTTAGTAATGATCTTGATATGTATACTAGACAGAAGTATAGACTACGTAAGACTATTAACATTAAAGGTACTGACTACTATGCCTATTATGCTAGAGTATGTGATCTTATAGATTATAGAAACTATAACTATTTAGTTAATAAGATAGATAAAAACGATGTATTAAGTATAATGCAGTTTGATTCTGATAGATACTTAAATCCTACTCCAGTACATAAACCATCTGATCCTAAACTAGCTATAGAGACTAACTCTGTTATAAATAGATTTAAGATGGAGTTTAATCTACTAGAAGATGAACAAAAAGAACTTAAGAATGTATTAAAACTGCTAGACTTAGAGAACGTAGTTAAAATAACAGAGTTAGGTATATGCCATGGCTATGATGTAAGTACATCTTATGGTACTGAAGCAGTAGATATGCAAGTTACTTATTTTGTAGATTTAGATCTTGATGTTATGTTAGACTTAAATAGTAAAGAGAAGTTCCAAAGGGCTATAGAGATAGGTGGAGCAGAACCATTTTACAATATAGATCCTTATAAGTAGGACTAGCTATGGAGTGTAATGATAATGTTTATACTATAGTAGGTATAGATCCAGGAAACAATCTAGGTATAGGTATACTACATATAGATACAGTAACTAATAATATAGTAGCTATAGAGAGTCAAACTATAGTGTTAGATAGATATGTAGATGATGGTACCTATAATGTTATGTTATCTAGGCTAGTTAAACTTAGAGAGATTATAAGTGGTATACATACCTATTATAATCCATTAGCTATAGGATTAGAAGCTGCGTTTATGAATAGTAGATTTCCTAAATCTGTTATACAGTTGTCTCAATATGTAGCTACTATAGAGCTATCTAGTAGAATCTCTAATCCTTGGTGTAGAATATTTAAATATGCTCCTAAGTATATAAAAGCTGCTGTAGGAGCTACTGGTAAAGCAGATAAAGACTCTATGCGAGAGAACCTCTATAAGATACCAGAGATAGCTAATCTAATAGATCTAAGTTTACTATCAGAGCATGCTATAGATAGTTTATCTATGGCTTATGTTACTTATAAAGAATTAATAATAAACCCACACTATATGTATACTCTACCATTCTAAGTAATATTAGAATGGTAGAGTGTAGCTTAATATATTTTTTTAAAAGAGTTCTATAGTAAATATTTTAAGTAAGAAAGGTAGCCGTATGCTAGATTGGTTATTTAAGAAATCTAAGCCATTAACATATGGCGATAAGATAGATAAGATAATAAATTCTGATATAGATCTAAAATTACTATATAGACTAGAAACTGATTTTATATTTAACAATGTAGATAGGTATATAGAGGTACTAGAAGAGATAATGAAACAAGATATACTAAATAGCTATATAGAGACTGTATTAGTATCTGGAGATAAGATAAGCCATATTAGCTATTTAGAGTTTCTTAGTACTGATGGTAGAATACCTATAGATCCTATTAGAGATATAAAAAGACTATTAGAAGTATTTAAGAAGTTTGATAACTATTTTAACATATATAGTGGTATGAAACAAGATGTTAAACTCAGTGTCAATCTGAGAACAATTCAGTTACATATTATTTATATAAGAAGAATAGTAGATCAAGTTTATTCTTCTATAAAATAAAACTTTTCTATATAGACGTATATAGAAAGATTGGAGTTTAAAATGGGTAATGAAGTTACTCAAGGAGCTAAGCATACTTCTAACGAAGTATATAGTAAAGAAGTTGAACATACAGCTAACGGTACACTAGCAGCTATGTTTAGAGCATTAGTAGGTAAGATGGGACTTACTAATAAACTTAAAGTACTGTGTAAGAGAGCTGAGCTTAAAGATAGGCTCTATAGGACTGAACTTGATACAGTACTAGATAAGAAACTAGATGTGAGGCTATATGATCAAGCTACAGATAGTAGCATGACATTTAACGTATTCGTTAAGACTATATCACATCTATTAGAGATAACAGATTTTAGATTTACTGTTGCTGTACGTACTAAACGTAACTCTGAATGGATAGAAGTTACACAACATGTAGTAAATACAGCTGGTCCACTAACAGATCTTAGTAATCTATCTGAAGATGAACTAAGAGAGCTTATTAGGGATGCTAAAGCTAAGAATAGCAAGAAAAGAGAAGACAATGAGTAGCGAAGAAACCGTAGTCATAACAGAAGAGATATTAGATAAAGCAGCTGAGATGCTAGTAAATAGCTACGGTAATGTAAAAGCTTTAACAGACTTTCTAAGTGATTTAGATACTATAAACACATTTGGTTATTTTACGTTTAAAGGTCTTGATAGATATAAACGTATGATATTTGCTAACCCAGCACAACAAGAGACTAAAATAGAGATACTACAGATATTGAATACTAGTTTCGTACAACAAGGTGTAAACATATTTAGTATGTCTAGTTTTGTAGCTGAAATCTATACTCCACTTAGATTTGACGAAGATCTACATAAAACGTATGTAAATCTTATGCCAGAGTATAAGAACTCTATACTAGAGACTTATGGTGCATTATTTGTACAAGGTATGATGTTAAGAGTACTTAGTATGCGTATAGTAAACCTATTAGCACCTAAGCTAGTAAAAGAGAATGAAGCTCAATCTGAAGCTGAGATAGCTAAGACTAGAAAAGAGTATATAGATAGTCTACCAGAGAGTGGTATAGTAGAAGGAGTGGATAATGAATAGAGTAGAGTTTCCAAATATAGAAGGACTAGAAGAAGGTAAAGACTATATATCACTAGTAGCTGAAAGTAAATCCCAATTAGGTAGAAGCTTAAGTGTTAACTATAACTATCTATTTAGAACAGTAATAGGAGATGTAAGAAGTATAGGTAGGTTTATACAGTTCGTAAGTACTAAATATTATCCTAGTAGGTTAGTAACTAAAGGACAGTTTAGTAATAAAGATCTTGGTATAATAAGAAAGCTACCTACTATTAAACTACCTAACTATTGGGCTATAGTAGCATATGTAATATGTACTAGAGTAGCACAAGATAGTAAATTACAGAAATGGTTAAAAGAGAATAAACTACCATTGACTATAGCTAAGTATGTAGTAAGGAATAAATATGTACCAGAGTTTAGTACTCCAGTACTTATGAATATAACTAAACTAAGTACTTATCTAGATATAGTAAGAAACATAGAGAAGCTACTTAAAGAAGATAGGTTTAACGAAGAGAATATAACAGAACTTATTAAATCTTATAAAGCAGTTAAGCATTTAGGTGTATTCGATAAAGCTAGACTAAAAGAAGAAGATAAAGCTTCTAGAGAGAAGTACTATAAAGAGAATAATAAGAAATAAGATAACTACTAGAACACCTTACGGTGTTCTAGTAGCATCTATTTTTTTTATTTATACAGCTTTACCAGGATTGATAAGATCGCCTCTGTTAATTAAAGCTGGTTTCTCAGCCTTTTTGCTACCATTCATCTGGTTATAAAGATAGTCACTTCTACTAGCTACCTGTCTATCATTCTTACTACCAGTATAGTTAGTATTGTTATTAACAGCATTACGAGTATCTTGTATTCTATCCGATGGCGTAGCACTTATAGTCTTATTAAGAGCAGTAAGTGCGCCTAGCATCTGTTTTTGAACATCAAGTTGTTGAGTCTGTGTTGCATTACCAGCATCTATAGACTTAGCTAGTATAGTATTACCAGCATCAGCTGATGTTGTAGTACTAGCATCTGTAGAGTTTACAGTAGCACCATCTGGTTTAGAAGACATTGCATCATCTGGAACTGGAGAGCTACCAGAGTATCTATACATGCTAGGTGTTATACCAGCATATTTAGCACCAGGAGCACCGTATGGTCTATTCATAGAGCCACCATTCTGATTAAAATCAGATACCCAGTTATTGCCATTATAGACTTGTATATGTCCATGTGGAGACGCGCTAGAACCAGGGAATACTTCTATATCACCAGTAGCTGGTGTTGTGTTAGGATCTATCTTAGAAAATCCTACAGAGCTTAATATACCATTACTATCGTACATGTAAGCTGAACCAGCTAAACCTTTATCTCTAAAAGCTTGTGTAACGGTTTGACCATCAGCTGTTTTAAAACCACCAGCATCTAGAGCTTCTCTAACAGCAGTAGCACATTTACCTCTAGATTGTGGAGTAGCTGTAGAGTTAATAGCAGATACCATAGCATCTACTTTAGGATCTCCAGATGGTACTACAGTAGAAGCATCACCACTGAATGAACCTGAACTAGTTTGATAACCTTGATTAAGAGCTTGATCAGAGTTAGGAGTGTCAGCTGGATTAGCACCAGTACCATTCTTAGCTAAGAACTCTTTATACTGTTCGTAGTACGCAGTACGTTCACCTAGCCCATTATAACCGCCATTAACACCTCTAGTGTTACTTACTATATCTCCATTCTCTATAGATTCTCTAAACTTCTTAGACTCTTTCTTCTTAAGCTCCCACCATGCCATAGAAGCGTCTACAGCTACTTTAGGATCATTAGCTATAAGTTCAGGATTATTAACTAAGTCTAAGCCTAACATCTTACCTATCTTCTCATAGTTAGCTCTACCAGTAACCTGTATAAGTCCTCTACCTTTAAATCTAGTACCGTCACCAGGTTGCGTATTACCAAGATCTCTTCTACCTTCATAAGCTTCACCACTAGCTAGCTCTTCCATATAACGGAAGTTACCAGTTTCATGTGTAATCTGTGCTAGAAATAATGCTTGTTCTGTAGGACCCCAACCAGCTCTCTCCATAGCTCTTCTAGTTATGTCTAATAGATTCTTCTTATCGAAGCCTTCTTTTCTATTCTTACTAGAACCTTGCTTATCGTATATAGATACACCATTAGAACTAAAGTTAAGATTACCAGATCCTATAGTAGCTTTATTATCCATATAGGTATTAGATCTACTATCAAAGTTATTACCAGTATTCACTCTAGGTACATTAGTATTCTGTTTAGGTATATCAGATTTACCTCCGAATATAGAGTCTAATAAACCTTTTAGTATACCCATTATGCCAGAGCCTTTAAGTTTCTCTGCTTTCTCTAGTATGGCATCCATAATAGAGTTAATCTTCTTCTTAAGCCACTCTAGGTATACAGCTTGTTGATTACTACTCCAAGAACTACTACCAGTTACAGCATCTAGTAACTTATTAACATTATCATTACCCATAGCTTTAAGAGCATCATAGTAGCTAGAGATCTCTAGATCTCTATAAGTGCCATCATTTAGGTTCTTAATAACTATAGAAGATTCTGAACCTAATACATCCCAGTATACATTACCTAATGGTTCTCCAAGATCATATAGATGTCCTTCTAATAGAGTACCAAAGTTTTGTTTAATACCATTTAGATCTGCATTAAGTTTAAGTTGTCTATCTGCCATAGGTAAACTATTTAAAGCATGTAGAAAATCTTTATATTTTATTCTAGATTGTGATACAGTTTTATCTTCTGTAATAACTACTTTAGAATAGAGTTTATGTTCATCTTCTCCATTAGCTTTACGTTTCTTATTCTCAGCTTGAGCTTTCTCAAACTCTTCTTTAGTAACAGCTTTATTATCTACTACATATAGACCAGTCTCTTTCTTCTTAGCATCTTCTTCAGCTTGAGCTTGTAATGCTTTAGCCTTAGCAGTATCTGGCTCATCTGGTTTAATAGGTTCTCCATTTTCATCTACAGCAGGATCATTATCGTCGAATAGGTCAAATCCCAATACAGCTTTAGATACAGCAGATCCTATAGATAATCCATCTACTGTCATATACTTAATAGCTTTAGCAGCATCGTATAGTAATAGACCCCAGCCTAATATAGGTACTGCTCTAGAAGCTATCTTACCTAATAGAGAAGCTACTAGCTTAGCACCAGCTTTACTGCCTAAACGTTTTAATATAGTACCTTTAAATCCTTCTAGTATAGAAATAATTTTCTTAGCTAAGCTAGTTTTAGCTATCTTACTAGAAGCAGCTGCAGCACCTTCTACTACAGCTTGACCTGCTTTAGTTTTAACAGCAGCAGCAGCTACTTTAGCAGCACCAGTTGCAGCAGCACCACCTAGCTTAACAGCAGATTTACCTAATAGTTTACCTATTGGACCTAACACTGTTGTTAATGCGGATACTATACGCATACCTAATCCAGTTAGTGTAGAAAATCCAGTAGTAAGTAATCCAGCTACTTTAGTAACGCCAGTACTTATAGCTCCTATAGCAGTAGTAGCTATACCTAGTATAGGTCCTAACCAACCTTTAAGCTTACTAAAGAAACTATTATCTTTCTTATCTTCTTTTTTACCTGTTACTTTATCTTTAACAGCTTTACCAGTAGACTTAAGTCTATTCCACCAGCTGTTCTTATTAGCAGGACTATCTGGATCATCTTCCCCATAGAGATGATCATCTCTGCTACCGCCCCATAACTTTTTATCCATACCGCGCATAAAGTTAGCTACAGGATTATCTAATAGCCCACCTAGTAAGCTAACATCACCTTTAGCTATACCCTTACCTGCTTTATAAGCACCCTTACCAAGTGTCCATGGGGATTTTAATAACCACGGTATACCGTCTTTAAGTGCTCTAGCATATAGTTTACGTTCAAATGCTCTACTACCTTTAGCAAATCCAGATAGAGGAAATCTAATAGCAGATTTAACTCCCCATAGTGCTAAGTTACCAGCTTGTTTGGCCATCCATCCCATAGGGTTCTTAAGAGCTCCTAATGCAGATCCTAACATATTATAAGTTTTATCAACTCTATAGTCTAATAGATCTTGTTGCTCTTGTGGAGTTCTATCAGAAGCTTTCTTCTTCTTAATAGCGTTGATATAGTTTTCATAATCACTAGGTTGCTTCTTATCAGAACCTTTTAGTTTATCTACTATCTGTTTAGCTTTCTTCTTAGACTCTTTAGTGTTATTATCTACTATAGTAACTAACTGATCTTGTAGATCGTCCATAGCTTTCTTAGCAGTAGTACTAGTATTCTCTACTTTATCTTTAAGCTCTTGTATAGCATTAGGGTCACCATTTACAGCTCGTATAGCTAGTGTAGTTATCTCTTTTGCAGAACCATAACCAGCATTAGCAGAATCTATTACTTTCTGCATAACTTCCCTAGGGTCTGTACTATTAAGATAAGTCTTAGCTTTCTCTAGCTCTTCTGGTGGTAATATCTTAGCTAGTTTATCTATATACTCAGTTCTAAACTTCTTCTGGAACTCTGCTAGTGTATCTGGTGCTTTATTATAAGCATTAACAGTAGCAGTATAGGCTGTATTATACTTATCTTTAAGATAAGACGTAGCTTGATCCATAGTTATATTAGTAGGTATACCTTTTGAATCTAAGAATGCTAGAGTCTTACTCTTAGCTTCGTTATAATCTTTCTTTATACCATCTTCAGAGTTTATATAATTCTTAGCTTTCTCTATATTAGCATTAGCTTTATTCTTAGCTTTATCTAGTACATCTAGAGCTTTAGGTCCATATTGTTTCTCTACCTCTTCTACTTTAGCTTTAGCTTTAAATAGATTTAGTATAACAGGATTATCTTTATGTTCGTCTACATACTTACGTAAACTAGAACTTACTTTAGATAATAGAGATTTAGGTTCTCTAGATTTATTCCACTTCTTAAGTTCTCTCTGTAGTTTAAGTTCCATATTCCCGTAGTTCTCTTCAAAATCCTTAATGAACTGATTACGTAATGTTTCATATTCTCTAGCTGCAGCTTCTTCTTCTGGAGTATCTCCATATTTAATAGCTACACCATACCTAGAACTATAAGCATGTGACATATCAGTACCATTCTTAAAAGCATCTCTAGCTTTACCATAGTACTGTTTAAGATTCTCTATATCAGTATTAAGATCTTCTCTTAGGTTAATGTCATAAACATCATAATCTTCTCTAAGTTGTGAATTAAGATTATATCGTTTAGTTCTAGCTGCTTTATGTAATCTAGATTGTATACCATTAACATTTAAAGTAGCTCCACCAGTAAGACTATTATAGTCTACTAGTCCTTCTTTAGCTATCATATTAGCATTCATACCAGTAGCATATTTATCTAGTAGCATAGGAGATAACTTAAGCATCTCTCCAGACCTAGAGAACATTTCATAAGTACCTTTACTATTACCTCCATTCCTTAGAGAGAATAGAAAAGCGTTGAATAGCTCTGCTGCTTCTAGCTGATATTGATCTGGTATAAACTGTAAGAACTTAGTAGTTGTCATGGCTTCTGGAGATATAGAACCGTATTCTGTAATATAAGATATAAAAGCTTTATCTAGGTTAGAGAATATCTTATCTTTATTAGCAGTTTCTATATTTTTACATCTATCTACTACTTCTTTCTTCATACCTACTGCAGCTCTTCTAGCCACAGCTATCATATCAGTTGCTATATTAGCTCTAAGCTGTTTTCTCATATCCTTATTAGTAATAAAAGATTGAGTTTTAACATCAAATGTTAACTCTGTATCTTCAGATACTGATTTACCAGTTCTTAACCCATATACTTCATTATGTATTTTAGATAGTAACATAGGTATAACAGTATTAATAGTATTATGTGTTCTACCATCGAATAGAGCTTGACTATCTAACTCTGCTTTATTAATCTTAATATTAGAGAATTTATTTCTAGTATCTAGATCATCTTCTAAAAATCCCATACCTTTATTAAATAGCTTACCGAATAGACCTTTAGCATTATTAGATCTTAAAGATCTAAGATAGTCTAATGGATTAGCAGCGGCTGCATTAAGATTACCTTCTACCTTATTACGTATAGACTTAGGTAGCATCTTACCAGCTTTACCGTAGAACCAATCTAGTAATAGATCAGAACCTAAAGCACCAGCTGCTCCAGCTTTAGACATACCTAATGAATCTAGATCTGACATAGTATCAGATAGGCCTACTAGATCTTCTAAAGAACCAGTTACGTTTTCTTTAGCATTCTCTATATAGTTACGCATCTTCTTATTGATAGCATTAGAGAATGTCTCTAATGGAGATATACGTTTATATAGAGTCTCTGACATAGTGTTAAAAGCTTTTTGTTTTAATACAGTACCAGCTAGTTCTGTATTACGCATCTTAACAGCTTCTGGTAGAGAAGTATTCTGTATAATAGCTTCAAACTGTTTAGTAAAAGTTTGGAACTGTTCACGTTGGAACTTAAGTGTCTCTTCTACTCCAGTAGCAGTACGCCATTGTAACTCTAAAGATTTATTATAGAATATCTTATCTTGTTCTTTAGCTGTTACTAATGCTATATATTGTTTCTTTAATAGCTCATTAGCAAGATTCTGTTTAGAACTACCAGCTGCTAAACTAAGGTTAGCTATTTGGGATTCTACACCTGACATAGCATCTTGTATAGAACTTTGGAAATCTTGTAAAGTTTCTTTCTGTTCTGTATAGAAAGATTGTGTATCACCTTTTAGTTTATCGCTAAAGTCTTTAAGTATATTCTTTATCTTACCTTCTGGCATCATTTTAGATACACCAGAGCTAATAGAAGATAAAGATTTCTTAACAGGCTCTAACTGTTTCTTAGTCTCTTCTGTTATTTTATCTAATTCGCTCTTAAGTTCATAAGCAGAAGCTTTAGCATCTGTAGATAGTGATTTACTTATAATACCAGAAGCATGATCACGTAGCTTCTTAGATTTAATATTATCTACAGCAGCATTGTAAGTATCTTTAATAGTATCCTCTATAGGATGCCTATCACCTTTCTTACGTTTCTTACCGTTATCAAGACTACCAGAGTCAGAATCAAAATCAATATCTAGATCGTCGAAGTCAAAATCTTCGAACCCTTCTAAATCGTCATCTTTTGCCATATGACTCTCCTTATTTTTAAACTTAATAGATCTTAAATAAGCCTACTATAGGCTTAAAGATCAGGCAAGCAAAGCCTTTACAGGCTGGATTTTCCTGATTTTTTATACTAATAATAATAGGAGGTGTTAATGTGGCTACACCATTAGATAAATTATTTAATGTCGATCTACTTACTATAAAACCAGAACATCTTAAGTTTCTAGGCGAAGTTACTTCTCTAGCTGTTTATGAATCTAACTCTAGAGTATTTGATAAAAATGGACTGTTTTCAGAATCTATATTTGGTATAGTAGGTACACAAGAGAGAATGACTAAAGCAGGCTATATAGATCTTAAGATACCTATAATACATCCGTTTGCTTTTAAACAGCTATTAGATCTAGACCCTATATACGATAAGATAGCTTCTGGTAAAGTTAAAGCTAGTTTTAACCAAGAAGCTAAAGTATTTCTAGAAGATCCTAAAGGTTCTACAGGATTTGAATTTCTTATGTCTTATTTAGATCAAGTAGAGTTTAGATCTACTGGAGCTAAGTCTAGAGACTTTGCTATAGCTCTTATTAAGAAAGCTCTACAGAAAGAGAATCTTATAAGGTATTTCTATGTTATACCAGCTGGTATGAGAGATATAGAACTAGATGCTAAAGGTAGACCTACACAAGATGAAATCAATACGCTCTATGCTAAGATGATAGGTTCTGTAAATACTATACGTAATAACTCTATAAAAGAATCTAACTATAGTCAGTTTGATCCATATAGATATAGAGTACAGCTTATAGCTATGGATATATTCTACTATATTAAAAATCTACTAGATGGTAAGAAAGGTTTTATACAATCTAAATGGGCATCTAGAGGTATAATGGATGGTACTAGAAACGTACTAACATCATTACCTACTACTGTAAAAGATCTAAAAGATCCTAATAAAATATCTTTTAACGATACTACAGTAGGTCTGTATCAGTTTGCTAAATCTATATTACCATTAGCTATACACGAGATTACAAAATACTTTGTAGTAGGTGTAGCTAACCCTCTTAATAACAATGTAAAAGTAATAGATAGTAAGACTATGAAAACTACTTTTAAAACTGCTAATACTAAAGATAAAGACTATTGGACTACCACAGTAGGACTTAATAGTATACTTAATAAGTTAAAGCAAGATGTTATTAAAAATGATTATGCTAAGCTAGGAGAAGATTATATAGCACTAGTAGAAGATAGGGGTAAAGAGATATATGTTATAAAAGATACTAATAACATACCTAATGGAGTAAATGTAAATAAACTAAGACCGATAACATATGGAGAACTTATTTATATATCAGTAGCTAAAGTATCTAAGGATGTTAAAGCTACAGTAACTAGGTATCCAGTTATTAACTTAGGATCGATCTACCCTTCCGGCGTTTATTTAAAAACAACTGCTAATGGAAGATCTGTTAAAGTTTATTTAGATAATGAAACATTAGAGTTACCTGAATATCCTGTACTAGGAGAGAAGTATTTACAAGGTACTTCAGCAGGTTTGACACATTTGGGTAGACTTGGTGCAGATTTTGACGGAGACTCAATTTTGGGCCTTATACATACAAGGCTAAGATTAGACCAAACGTCAAAACAACTAAAAAATTTTATTTTTACTGATAATATTAAAAGTCAAAAGGACAAAAATATGCCAGTAACAAATAAATCTATACTATACGCTAATGGGTTAATAAACCTAAAAGATTTCCCGAGAGGAAAACTAATTAAAACCGAAGGTAACACTGATTATTATAAAGTACCAAACGGCGTTGAAGTTTTAACAGTCTGGAACGGGAAAACAAAATGGGTACACCCTGTGTCATATTCTGTACATAAGAATTTACAGATGCTTAATGTTAAATTATATAAAGGCGGTACATTACAATGCAGTAACGATCATAGCATTGTTACTATTGATAGTAACTTAAAATATGTTCGCGCTAATCCAGAGCCAGGTATGGTAGTACCTAAATTGAAAAATTCTTATAATAAGTACGTTAAACCTGAAAATATTTTATATACTTTAAAAGAACCAGGTGGTTATGTATATAAACTAGATAAAGACCTTGGTTACTTATTTGGTGCTATTATAGGCGACGGTTGGGTTAACTTTCCGCCAGAAAGTGGTAAAAGAACAGACTTAACAGCGATAATGTTGGCCACAGTATATACAGGTATTAAAAATAAAATAGAAGAGGTATTAAAAAGCTATGGGTATTCCGGTAAAGCATATTCACATGTCGAGGAACATGAATTTGATAACGGTATATATACACACAGTAAACATACGTGGAATTTTGAGCCAATAGCTAGGTTGCTTAAAAAGTATATAGGCCATGGTGCCTTGAATAAACAATTACCTCCATTCTGGACACAAACATCTGAAGATTTCCGCTGGGGCCTTTTAAATGGTCTTTTAGATACTGATGGTACTGTAAGTATATCAAAATTACAAAACATTACTTTAGGGTATTCTACAACTAGTCAAAAACTTGCTTACGAAATAAGTGCTCTAATATATAGTCTTGGGATGTTATCCGAAGTAACAGTGAGCGTAAGGAAAACAGGAACAGTAGAATATTTAACTAGATTTCTATTAGGCGGTATGAAGAATAAATTTAATAATATTATTTTATATAATACTACTAAAGCTGAAAAACTAATAAAAATATCAGAATTGTGTCAAACTAAACAAGAAGTTGAGTTTACACCAACACTTCCAGTATCTAGACTACAAGAATTACGAACTTATTTAAATGGTGCATGTGACAGTAAAGCTAGCGCGCGTGTGTCCGACGTCATTAAGCGTGCTAATGTGAACTTTGGCGGTAGTTTTCAAAAACATATAATAATGGACATAATGAACCAGTACCCAAAATTCTTTAGGCGAGAATACTTTTGGGAGAAGTATCAATCTATAGTTCTTGACGATACTATCGAATGGCAACTTATTCGAGATGTAACACCGTTACCAGAGATTACAGAAGCTTATGATATTACATGTCCTCCATATTGTACATTTGTTATGGAGAATGGTATAGTAGTATATGATACAGTATCCTTTAACTCTGTAGTAACTAAAGAATCTGTAAAAGAAATAGATAACTTACTAGCTTCTAAAAGCTTCTATATCACACCAGATGGTAAACTTACTTACAGTGCAGAAACGGATACGCTAAACTATGTACTTAAACATTTAAGTAAATAGTACTCTAATGATAAAGGTGGTTATAAACCTATTGTATTCTTATTACTATCCTTATTTAGGTAGATATATCTAGCTATACATAGTGTCAGAATGACACAGTTTCAATTAGATATTATTTATATAGAAGAGCTATATAACTCTTCTATGTTAGCTTATCTAAATAAGGAGGCGTAAGTGTGATGATATGTTTAAAATCATACTGATGTAACTATTTTTTATAAGGATGATAAAATGCAATATTATGACGATGACGATTATGACTACGATGAAGTAGAACGTAATGACTATGAGGAGCCTGATGAGGACTACTACGATGATTTTGATCCATGCTGCTGCGATAATGATGATTTTCCAAAACCACGGGAAGATTATGAGCCAGATGAGAAGATGAAGAAGTAGAAGAACCTAAAACGGCTAGAGATGAATTAGAAGACGCTAGAGTATCTTTAGGACGCATCCTAGGCTATTGTTCTACAGATACTAGAAATACAATAGTAGACGCACTAGAAAGTATAACGGCTGAAATACGTAATCTGCCTGATGACAGTGATGATAACTACTATTAAGTAAAATAATAATGTTGCTATAAGCAGAGTATAGGTATGGCCTTAATATAGTGCCATACCTATACTCGTTATATAGTTAATTTAGAATATAAAATATATTAAAAAGGATATAGAAAATGAGTAACAAACTAGTTGTTATAGGTGCTGGAGGTGGTGGTACCTCTGTAGTTGGTAAGGCTATTAAAGGTCTTGAAAGTATGGGAGATGGATTCAGTACTATTGAATATCATTTTATAGATACTAGTAAAAATAACTATGATATGATAGATCCTATAGGAGATTTCTATAAAGTAGAGAAATTAGCTAGTAACGATAAGAACATTATCAATGGAGCAGGAGGGGCCAGAAGTGTCGAGATGATAAAAGAAATCAACGCTAACGTTCCTATCTTCCTAGATAAAATTAAACTTACTAAGAAAGAAACTAATACATTTGTATGTTTAGTATTCAGTGCTAGCGGTGGTTCTGGTAGTAACATTGGTATACTACTAGCAGAGTACTTAATGGATAAAAACATTCCTACATTTGCTCTAGTTATAGGCGATTCAGGAGACGCTCTTAAACTTAGAAATACTCAAGCTGTATTAGCAACACTTAATAAGAAAGCTACTGATAAAGGTAAATGTCTTATTACATACTATGTTAATAATGCAGAGATGGATGCTTCACAAACTAAAGGTGAATCTATAGCTAATGATAGATTTAAGAATGTAATGGGTATCATGTCTCTATTCCTATCTGGAGATAATGAATCTTTAGACTCTACAGATATGGCTAACTTTATCAATCAGCAAGATTATAAAGGTATTAAAACACCAGCTGGTCTATATAGTCTATCTGTACATACTGGTAATGGAGAGATCAAACTACCTAACTATTGTATACCTACAGTAGCTAGAACATTAACAGCACCTGGTAAAGATGTTGAGTTTGGTCTTAATGTATTACACCATAAGATAGGTACTGTAGTATCTGAAAATGCTTTAGCTCTATTTGGAGAGAAATCATTTCCACTACATATAGTAGCATCTTCTGGTTTACTTAAAGAAGAGATAAGTAAACTATCAGAGCTTAATAGCGCATCTGCTAAACTACAGGATGAACTTAAAGCTACTATGATAGAAGCTCCTACTCATGCAGCTGAGGATGATGAAACAGGAATGTTCCTATAGTATAACTAGAGAGATACCTTAGCGGTATCTCTCTAGGTTTATATTATTTTAAAGTTAGAAATAAGTTGAATATTGCTTATAGAAAGGTTAATAAGTATATGTTAACTAATGAAACAAAGGATAGGTATGGTTTATTCATACCAGATGAAGTAGTAACTGTTCTTAATAGAAAGAATAAGCTTACTAAATCAGGTTATGTAGAAATTACTCTAGTAACACTATATATAATCGTACAAGAGATACTAGCAAACTTTGGATTTAATATAGAGTCTAAATATCATAAAGCTGACTATAACATATCACAAGCTGATATAGATAGAATAGCTACTGTATTGATCTATAGTAATGATATAGTACATCTTACATTAAGTCAATTTCTGTTAGGTTGTAAATCTAAAAGAGTTAATCTTAATATAGATACTAAAGTTAGTTTAAATATGTATTATAAAGATTATATTATAACTGTTAGTAGGAGTGAAATATGAACAAGAGGTTTAGTAATCCTTTAGCCCTTGATGAGGTTAATAGATTTCGTATAGCTAAGAAACATATTAAGTTTGTAGGTGATATACCTATAGATGTTAGATTAACTAAGATAGAGTCTGTACTTAGAGCAGCTAGAGCTTCTAGACAAGAGTTTGATAGGATAGAAGGTAATCTATCTCCTATCATCTGTAGTTGCTTTATGCTTATGGAGTATATTAGGAGTAGAGTAGCTGAAGAGTCTAATGGTTACTATATAAAACTCTATAAGAGATCTAATCTTATTAAAAATGGTTGGTGTTTCTATCAGGTTGATAAAGGTAGCTCTATAGAAGAATACCTAGAAGAGAAATACTTAGATATACTAGATAGTACTAGCAGAAGTTTAGTATTGAAACTACTAGATGACTATTGGGATAGCTATATGGCTCCTATGTTACCATATATAGAAAATAACTTAATAGTGTTTGCTATTAAAGATTTTGATATTAATATATTTACATTAGGAGAAATAGCTTCTTATAGGTATAAAGAGAGTATAACAGATATACTTCATGTACCAGAGTATGCTAATATTAAAGATGGTATATGCCATATAGATTTCTAAATAAGGATATAGATATGAACCATAAAGATGAAATAATAGAATATCTATACGATATGACTAATCTATTAAGAACCGATGAAGAGCTTATGAATACTCTAATAGAGCTAGGTGTATCTCCTAATGAAGCTAAAATATCTTCTAAGATTATAGCTGTTGATAGTAAGCTAGGTGATGTTAGAGTTGATATATTAGTAAAAGATATGCTATGCCCTAAAGGTCTACCTATGTTACCTAAAGAAGCATTAGATGCTATAGGAGAGGTTATAGGTAGATATATAGATTATAGGTTTACTCTTAACTATGGAGCTGAATATAGTATAGGAGCTCTTAGTAGAGCTATACTAAGAGAAGTATCTGAATATAAAAATCTTATAGAAGATAGACATAGTATAAGATACTGGAGAGAGTATATAGAGAACTATAGAGAGAACGTATTAGAACCAGTAGTAAGCTATTTAGTTAGAAACTATGTAGGTCCTTCTGATAAACGTGCTACGATAGAGTTCTATAAAGCTGACTTTAAGCTATATGGTAGTTTAGTATTAAGATATTTAGTAAAGGTTAATTAAAAGCTATGGAGACTAAAGTATTAGATCTAACTAAATATAGACCAGCTATAACTAATAAGTTAATCTACGGTAGTGATCTAGAGTTATATCTAATAGAACACTATAGTACTAATAAACTTAAACAAGCTAGTATATATAACGAGTTAGTAGTAAGAGGTTTAGACTTTCTAATCGGTATAGGTTCTAAGAAAGATCCTATACAGCTATTTGAACTTATTAAAGAAGATGATTTTAATAATAAGTTTATTACATTAACAGACTGGTTAGAACACCAGATTAATCTAGTATTTGATATAGATTATAAAGAAGTTAATGTAACTAGATTAGATAGTAGTAATGATAAGTTAGTATTAGAACTAACTAAGGAGTAGAGATATGAGAGTTGGCAGTTTATTACCATCTGATATACTATCGATTAAAGTAAAAGCACTTATAGACAAAGGAGTTAAGATAGGTCTACATCACGTAGACCTATCTAATTTTTATCGATGGTACGTAGATAGTTTTGAATCTAAATATAATAGTATGCATAAACAGTATGACTATAGTCTATTTAGGTTTATAGTAGATTATCTTATAACTAACTATAGTTATAAGAACCTAATGGAGTATACAGATACTAGTTATAGTGGTAACTATTTCTTTCCTATACAAATGGATATACAGAATATATCTAGCTATATAAGAGCTAATGAGATACCATTTAACTCTGATCTTATATTAGAAGATGAATTAGATCAACTCTATGTAAGTGGAGTATTTGAAGAGATGTCTAATTACTTACTTAGGTTATTAGGTATGTATAATATAAAATATAACGATGAAGAGTTTATGACTGGTAGTAATATTAAGACTGGTATAGGTTGTGGTTATTTACCAGTAAAGTGGGTATGGGGTACTGATATTATAAGTGTATCAGTAGCTTGTCTTACTATGGACGATCTACTTAGTATAGATAGCCCAGATGGTACTTTAGAACAATCTATAATGGTATGTTTCGATCAGGAGGTAGTAAATGGTACAGAGTACTGATCTTATAAGATTACCTGTAATAGGTAAACTAGGTATGCTTATAGAAGCATTAGAGCCTACTAGTAATAAAGCTAGTATATATAGTATACTAGAAGATATAGTAGAACTATCTGCAAGATTTATACAAGGTGATTTAGAATATAACTATATCAACAGTAAGATAGCAGAGATTGGTAAACATGTCTATATGAATACTAATGGATTAGAGCTAGAAGCTATAAGTATTCTTTTGCGTGAACTTATAGAAGAGTATGGTAGTATGATACTAACCTATCATATACCAGTACAGAATATTTCACTGGTTAATTATGATACTCTTAATATGAATATCGCAAATAGAGAGGCTATAGAAGATGGTACAGTTACACAAGAGATATGATTTTGTAACACTAGCTCCAACTGAACTAGGTGGTAGCTATAGAAGTATGAAAGTACTAGGTATATTAACAGCAGATAGAGCTATGACATATAGAGATATACATACTCTACATGAGAAGGTTAAGAGATACCTTAAACAAGATTACGCTATAGAAGATCTTACTTATATACTATTTGAAGCTGTTAATAAGAATACTGTATTGATACCATTAGAGTATATAGATATGGATAGCTTACAAGAAGTTGAACAACTTAAGCTAATGATAGAGATACCTAATGCTAATACAGAAGATATTAACATAGTAGCAGCTAAATTAACAGAGTTAGGCTACTACGGTTGTAAAATAGAATATAAAAAAATATAGATTATATTAGTATGATAAAATCCAATTTAGATTAGATTTTTGATATGGAGAACGTAGTAACTAGAGCCGTAAGGCTCTA